GGGTGATAGCCCTCGTAACTGTCATTTACATGGTATGCAACCGGGCGCATTAGCGCATCGTACTCGATGCCCATAACAATGCGCGGGCCGTTTCTGCTTTCTTGGTTGTAGCTAACATCGATTAAAACCGGGTCGATGATCTGCGGCAATAACCCCGCATCGGTTAGGCGGTGATAAATAAACACCTCGCCGTCTGTAACTAGGCCGGAAATAATTAGGTCGCAAAGCTCTACCAATTCAACGGCGTTAGAATATTCACCCCATGCAGTTTCGATTAGCTTGCGTACTAATAGATCGGCCTCGCCGTTAAAATCCACAACTTGCGAACGAAGCTTGAAACCGTTTTCGCCGACTACGTTGTTCTGCAAAACCTGAATAAGCCGGGTAACGTAATCATTATTCCGCGATTGCTCTCGCGCCCGCGCTCGGATAGGCTCAAGCTGGTTGTAGACAATCTGGTCGGCTGTGTAGGTATTGGTATCCCAAGAGGCCGTCAAACGATGAGAGCTACCCGAATCAAACATGCGCCGCCCCTCACGGACGACCATTTTTTGCAAAGACCGTTTCATTAGCCAATCACCCGGATAGTTCGCGTTTGTGTTCCTGCCTCGATGCGCTCTAGCTTACAAAGCTCGGCGTTATAGGCCCGACGTAATTTTTCCAGCTCGTCAGTAGTATGGCGCTGAATGGAACGCCCGTTAAACGTCATGCTGTGGCCCGACTTAATGCCATTAAGTAAGGCGTCTTCGATTTCTTTAATGGCTTTTTCTAACCAAATTTTTCGGTCGTACTGGCGAGCATTTAGCGGCATATTTAAAACCCTTTCATTTTCATTCGCTGGCGTTTTGGCTTGGGCTTTTCTTCCGGTTTAAGGTTGGCAGCCAGCGCCTCGTAATTTGGATTTAAGATTTCTTTTGCAGCAGTGTTATAAACCGTAAGGTCGAAAGCCTCGTTGCGCTTCCGGGTTTTATGCCACTCTTGCATCGCGTAGCCCTTGCGATAAGTGGTGCGGCGCTCCTCAGCGGTTAGCTGCTTAAAGTATTCTTCGTCGTAGTTTGGGTTAATTGGAAAATGGCAGTACCCCGGCCCCGGCTCTAGTATGTTCAGTCGAGCCATAACTATCTCTTTGGTCGTATCTGTGCCGACCGAAAATAGTTTTATCTTTCCTTTGTTGGCTGTAGACGGGCGAGAGGTTATGGGTTTACCCACACCGCCCAAACCTTTGATCGCATAAATCCGTCGGCCCTCACGAGGCTTAACAAATTTATAAACCTGCTGCGTAAAGTGACCACCCGAATCGATAGCCGTGCAGCTTATGCGAAGTTTTGCGCCGCTCTCGTGTTTAAATGCGCTCTGCAAAAGTGCATCCAAATCATCCCACACGGCAGGCTTTGCAGGGTCGCCATGGATAACCCTAAACTCGACGCCCCAACTTTCATCGCCAGCGCCCCAAGCCTTAACCTCGGCCTCTAAGCGATCATCCTGAACATCCACCGCGCAGGTTAAAACAACGCCGCCCTCGGGTATGTCTGCCCGATACTGCTCGCGCCGTCTATAAATCTCGTTTGGCTCTAGCCGCTCGCCAGCCTCTTCAAAAGTCTCGCCGAGCACTGTGTTAATAAAGGTTTTTAGCTTGCCAACATCGTCTTTAGTTTTTAGCCAATCTTGGATGATGCGCCGCCATTCTGTGAAAGGCGAATAGGCTGTCCAAATATGAAAACTAACCGACTCTGGTGTCTCGACCCGCTTGCCTTTTAAATTCTTCCAAGTAATGCCGTCGACCGTCTGCAGCTCGGCTTTGCGGTCAAACCAAACACCTTTCGGCATTTGTGGCATCCACTCGGCATAAGTGCCAAAGCATCCACACTCCGGGCATAAATACGCCACTGTTGCAGGGTCATCGTTTTGCCACTTGAACCCAAAGTCGGCATCCTTGCCGCCCCATTTTAACGGCTGATATTCGCCGCAGTGAGGGCAGGGCAGCTCGTAGCAAAGACGAATGCCAGATTCAATAAACGCCCGCTCAATCTGGCATTCGCCTTTATTCTTTGGGGTGGATCCGCGAATTGATTTGCCAAACACCGCCCCCTCTAAACGGCGGTCTCCCAAAAAAGTCGGCGACCCCTCTTTTTCTACATCAGCAGGGAACGCCGCTAGCTCGTCATAAAAGACAGTATCGACAGACTTTTCCCGGTAGTTCTTTGCAGCCGTTCCACCCACGCACCATATTTGTCGGCGGCTCGAAAACTTTTTAGTGTCTAGCGTGTTATCCCGATGCTTTTTGCCGTGCCAAGGTGCAAGCTCGCGGATAACAGGAACGTCGCGAATCATGCTTTCTATATGGGCTTTCATAAACCCGGCTGCGGCGCTGTCTGTTGGCTGAAATAGCAACTGGTTTCGCTGTTTATGTTCCAGCATGTAGGCCAGCGCGGCCTTTATCATTTGGGAGTAACCAACCCGGGCAGACTTCATTAGGTTAACAACTTTAATTTCGTCGTTACCCATTGCGTTTAAAATTGCCACTTGAAAGGGCAGGGTTTCCCAATGCCCCTCCACATAAGAGGATTCGGCAGATAAATAGTAATGCTCGTCGGCCCACTCTACCGCCGAGACCGGGGCAGGTTTAGCGAACGCGCTTATGCCGAGAGTAATAGCCGCCTGTAAGTTAGCTATCTGTTTCTCGGATATATTCATCTAATAAGTCGGGCAGCTTTTCAGGTAGTGTTACAACTGCGCCCGAAGCTTTTGCTATGGCGCGTTTAATGTTTTCAAACTGCAGTGTCGTCAGTTCTGGGTGTTTGCGTTTTAGGTTTAGGGGTACGCTATCCAAAACCCCCGATGCTTCGGCGGCGATCTTTGCCAGCGCATAGGTCGCAAATTCAGTCGGTACGGTTTGCTGCAACGCGATCTCGTTTTTCAACTCTTGCGCGTCAGCTTGGGCCTTAGTTAGCCGCAGCTTTTGGGCGCGGATGTCTGTATCAGAATAATCCGCAACCTTTGCCAAGGAGCGATCTTGCAAGAATTTGACGTAACCTTTTATCGTGCCGATTAGCGGGTATTTACCCCGCGCCGCTTTGGGTATCGTTCCGTCCTTTGCTAGCTGCTGAATACGCCGCTCGGTTACATCAAACAGCTTGGCATAAAACGAGGCTGGGTAGTTTGGTTCCGCCGCCGCCATTAAGCCGCCTTAGATTTGCGGGCCTCGGCAAGCTCTGCATAAGTTTGCCCGGTCTCTACAAGCACAGCCTCGCCCCCGGTGAAATCCTGCCAGCGTTTAATAATTACATCGACATACTTGGGGTCTAGCTCCATCAAGTGCGCCCGGCGGTTTGTTTTTTCGCAAGCGATTAGGGTAGAGCCTGAGCCGCCAAACAGATCGAGAATAACTTGCCCGGTGTTAAACTTGCTCCAGATATCCTCGAACAACTTAACGGGCTTTTGCGTGGGGTGAACCCGCGCCTCGCCTTTTTCGCTATCGCGTCTAAACCCATCCCAGATATGCGTAAACATGCGCACGGGTTTGTCGATGTTCGTGTAGCACAATTCGCAATCGGCGTATGTAACGGATTTCCCGCCCTGCTTATCCCAAACAATCCAGCATGTCGAATCTGGCAAACAGGACGCATAATGATTTGCACCCCAGAAATATAGCTCGGGGATTTCTAATCCAAGGCAAAGGTTGAAAGCGTCTTTTGCTACCTTGGTGTCGTGGTCATTTTTTACAGCACCGTAGGCTTTGGACTTGCCTAACTTTTGGCCCTCTTTATCTAACCCAATCCCGTAGGGCGGGTCGGTAAAAACGGCGTTAGGTTTTAGCCCATCTAGCAGGGTATCAATAGCATCGATGCTAGTGCCATCTCCGCACATTAATCGGTGTTCGCCTAATTGCCAAAGATCGCCCTCGACCGTTATTGCCAATTCAGGCGCCTCGGGAACTTCATCATCCTCGGTTAAGCCGTCTTCTGTTTCTAGCTCCATCAGCCCGGCTAATTCATCAGCGGAAAACCCGGTTAAAGACAAATCGAAATCCATGTCCTGCAGGTCTACTAATTCAAGCGCGAGCAGTTCGTCATCCCATCCAGCGTTAAGCGCAAGCTTGTTATCGGCAATCACATAAGCCCGCTTTTGCGCTTCGCTTAAGTGCGAAAGCACAAGGCAAGGGACTTCGCAAAGACCTAGCTTAGTTGCAGCCATAACCCGACCATGCCCGGCGATGATGGAATTCTTATCATCCACTAGCACCGGGTTAGTGAAACCAAACTCCCGAATGCTAGAGCATATCTGCGCTACCTGCTGGTCGCTATGGGTGCGCGAGTTACGCGCATAGGGAATCAAGTCGGCTGTCGGCTTGTAAATAATTTCGTGTTTTTTGTCAGTCATAAGACGAAACGAACCGTATCAAAAAAAAGTCATAAATAGCGAAAACCCGCGCATCCGCGCACCCTCAAGCAGCAAGGCTGTAAAGTACCTTTTATTTCTCACGGCATATAACGCGCATCGACCTGTCCTCAGCCAGCCCGAGCGATGTCGTTATGCGGTTGGTTAGCGTGTACTCAGTGTTTACCACGCCACCCGATACTAAGATTTTTGTTGCCGTGCCTGTAAAGCTGTCAGACTCAACCGTAATGCCGGGGGATGCCAGCCAGCTAGAGGAAGAAACAACCTCGCCCTCGCGCAGCCATTGCGACCAATCAATATCAAAATCGACCGTGCTGTCTGGGTCTTTGAGCCGAGGCTTGGGGATTGTTCCGTCATGGATGAAGTCGTCCATGTTATGCGCCTGTCTCACCGCCCACGTTAATTGTGGCCGTGTCGTTGTTGTAAGCAGCCGCAGCAGCATTAACCGTTCGGCGGATCCAGATAGCTTTATGCTGGCCCGCTGTCAGATCACCAATCGCCAAGCCTGCGCCGAGGGTTGCTGGTGCAGAAAACGTCACACCTGCCGGGGCTGTAGACTCATTCGCTACGGTTTGCTCCGTGCCATCGATGGCGCTAGTGCCTAGCCCGATATCTATGGTGGTGTCTGCCGATGGCGTATTGCTTGAGATATACGCAACCGCGCTGGTTAGTGAGTCTGTGCCGTTAGTGTTCTCGACATAAATGCAGCGATACTCTGTATCGCCTGCGCTGGCCTCTGCGCTTGATACAACATCAAACAAGTTATGCAGGGTTGCGCTTGTGATTTCTGTGCTTGATTTAGCGCCGCCTAGTGATGCGTTAACATCGCTATTCGCGCCACCGCCCGACAAATAGAATTTAATATCTGCTGTTAAAACCGCCATTGTTCAATCCTCTATTGAATTTTCATAACCCGGTTTTCGCCGAGCACTGTCATAACCCGGTTTTCCCGGGTGACTACCATTGTGTTAATTGAAGAGACAAACCCATCGATCTGAATCGACCAATCCAGTTCAAGCGCCCCGTTAACTTGCGCGATAGAATTCCAACTAAGCTCCATGCTGCTCGCTACGCTATTTAAAACGCTGTACTGCACATCGATTGCCTGCGCGACTTGCTGCGCTATGTTGTGCCGCAGTTCAAGCGATACGCCGAGCGATTGCAGTAAATTCCACTCAGTCTCGAGCGCCGCCGTTACTGCGTTTAAAATTGACCACTCAATCGCCAAAGAAGAATTAACAGAATTAAGAGCGCCGGGGTTATCCCAAAGAATTGAAAACGAGCGGTCGACTGTGGCCCGAATGTCGTACTGTATGCCGAGGGTTTGTTGTGCTTGCTGTAGCACATTAAATCGAAGTTCGACTCCGCTCTGTGCTTGCTGCAATACCGACCAGTCTAACTGCAGGGTAGTTGTTGCGGCCTGCAGTAAATTCCAATCAATACCAACGCCGCCCGAGACCAAGCCAAACGCGTTCCAATCAATTTGAAGCTGGCCGTTTACGTTATTGAATACCGCCCAATTAATATCGGTATTTGATATTACTTGCTGCAAAAGCGCCCAATCGATGCGCGTGGAATTTGCTACCGTTTGCAAGATCGACCAGCGGGCCTCGAGCGAACCGTTCACGAGCTGAAGCATGTTCCAGTTAATCCCGAGAGCGTTCGATACTGCGGAACCTGTACCGCTCGAACCGTAAACCGCTTCAAACGAGCGCAAGCCAATTGCCTCAAGGCTTGCCGCGTCATAATGAAACGAATCAAACATCGTTAAATCAGTCGCATCAACATAATGTCGATTGCTTGCACTGTTTGCGAATGACTGCAAATCACCGTTTATAACGCTGACGTTTGCCGGAACAGATGAACCTTTAATCGAGACACAAACAAATGGAGTTGACGCGTCGTAACCATTTAATCGCGTGTATGCGTCCGACTGCATGGTCGTTAGATCGGCTAAGTACGTCGTGTTTCCGTTGTCTGCATCTGATTCGCCTTGTAGCCAGTGCATCATTGCAACGCGGCTTAAACGATTTTCAGCAAGCGCTGCATTCGTTCGACTTAATGCAGTTTCATAAAGTGTGTCGCCGACGTTCCAATGATTATTAGCGAATGACGTTCCACCCTGCGCACATGGCGCAAGTAGTATGCGCCTCTTATAAGGCAATATGTCGACAAGCTCATTACACAAAGAGAGCCATAGCCCCATGTCATTCGACTGCTCATTAACATGATCTAGCGGGTTTGTCGCTGCTGCGATTGTTTGTCCGTTATATCCGTATTGATAAACAACATTGGCAACTTTTGAATAGTTGTCATCAGTTCCACCGCGCAGAGTTGCTCGACCGATGGCGTTTGATTGACCCCATAAAGCAAGCAATTCATAACCGTAAAAACCCGCTTGAATATCATCGACAGTGTTTTGATCAAATTGCGTATTTGCGACTACGAAATCTTTTATATAGCCGCGAAATCCGTACTCGTTGCCGCCGTTATCTCGATTCATGCCGACGCGACAGGTATCAGGATTTAGCGTCGAAAGGCTCTCTGTGCTTGCCGCCGTTCCATGCGTCATATACGTTGCAGCGTCTTGCAAAGCGCCGTTAATCCAAAGTTTCGGCCCCTCCGACCCACAAGAAAAACAAACATTGTAGTTTGTGTTGTTCGTCATAACGCCGCCAGTGACTTGGTAGCGCCATTGCTGAACCCCGTTAATCCGCAACTGCAAGACAAGGCTGCTGTCTTGCATAAATAGCAAAAGATCGCTTGAGGGCGCTGTCGAAACACTCCAACCACATATAGCTTGAACGCCGCCGACTGCATTCGGCTGAAAGTCTACCGAAACCGCAATTTGATCAAGAGCCGCAAAACGAGCCACTTCCGTCGAATAATCGAAATAAGCATTCCCTGTCGTTAGATCGGCGACGTTGTTTCCGAGAGAGTTGCTCGTATAGCTTAGCGTTCCCGTCGTCGTAACCGTCGTATCATTCGACGTTATATCTTTTGTTCGATCTGCTGCATCTTCAAAATTTAGGAATATTTCAAAATCGTGTTTTAGTGTTGTGCTTGGTGTTTCGACGACGTTGACTATTCTTGTTGCCGTTCCAACATTACCCGCCGAATCGGTAGCCGTATAAGTCACCGTGTATGTATCAATAACATTCGTGTTAGGCGCTGCGCTCGGAGTTGCTGTCAGTCCTGAGTCGTTATCATCTGTAACCGTCGCGCCGTACTCAAAATAAGCGTCGCCTTGGACAATTTCTAAAGGATTCGCGCCAACAACCGTTACGACGGGCGGCGTTGTATCTGCACCCCCCGTCGTTGGTGCTGCCGCTTTGTACGTGTGGCCGCTCGGTAGATTAGCCGCAAGACCCCACTTGTGAGCTAGATAACCCTCAAGCTTTACAAGATTAGCCTCAGATATGCCATCGAATACGATCAGCTCTGCAATATTGCCCAATATATTGCCGCTATAACCGCCGCCAAGTTTAAAAAATGCGTTATTGGTCGTTACGCCTGTTGACGTCGAGACCTCGCCCGATGGCGTATCGTTATCGCCGTTTATGCGAGCTTTTAATCCTGCACCAACGTCCCAACGCGCTGCTAAAATTGTCGGATCGAAATTCGCTGAACCGTTTGACGTTTCAAGATTGTTCGAACTGTTTGTTGATTGTATGGTCGTCTTGAATACGTTTGTTCCAACGCCAATAAATCCGGCAGAATCAAACCGAAAACAGAAACCTTTATCATTGTCCGGACTTGACGAAAAAATATGGCGGTTCTCAATCGCGCTGTGAGTGTTATCAAAAACAACGACCGCCCCAAGACTTGTCTTTCCGTTTAAGAAAGAACCGTCAGCAATACTCAATGTCACGCCTCGGAACCGAATCGCGTTTTTGCCGTTTAGCGTCTGCGTACCTGAGAGCGGCTGTAAACTGCCGACGTCTGCGGTTAGATTCCGCGCATTTGTCGATTTATCGTTCCACTGACTAACCTGATTAGAGCCGTCAACCGTCAAGGTTGCCAAGTCGTCAGCATCGAGCCATATTTCGGTAGTAATCTCCGCCGGTGTCCAGTCTGCCATTAGTTCGCGCCCTCTTCGATACACTCTCCCGCCGAATTGCAAATCTCTAGCGTAACTCGTATTTCCGGGAATAGAGGGCTTGCGCGTGTGATTTCAACTTGCACGATTTCTGATCGTCTGCCCTCGATCTCAGCAACGGTAGAGATTTGAAACAGGTAAATGCCGGGAGTAGCATCAAGTAGGCTATACGCCGTTGTTGGCGGCAGCGATATAACATTCTCAGGGCCGCCGTTATGCGCGTAGTAAATGTTATAGCCTTTGATTTCATCCACCGAGAGGGGCGTTCCGTCTTCGCGTAAGTTCGCGTGTACCCAAGTTAGATGAATGTCCGGCTTTTCAAACTGTGCAACCACCTCGCTCGCGGTTGCGCCATAAGTATCAACCGCAAAGCCTATCAAGACACCAGCAACGAACGAGACAAGCAGCTTTTCTAAATAGCTCAAAGGTTGCTCCAAGCGTACCAGCCGCCAATGCGGACACCCGCATACATTGTTTTTCGCTTAAGCCAGTTAACGCCGCAGTTCTGCATTGCTTGTTCAAAAAGCTGGTCGCACTCTTTACGGGTAAATATTTCTAAATCCATATTTCCCTTTTTGTAGTAAAGGTAATCATGGAGGACGGCGGCTTTGCGATGCTTTTCATTCTGTGAAATTAGAAAACGCAAAGCCTTGGGTATCGATGCCAAGTCGGTGACAAAACCAACAGGGACGCGAATAACGCTTTTGTAAAACAACGTGCCGGGCTTGAGTAGGTAATCTAAACTGCCGAGCAGTTTCCACCGCCCGCCTGAAATTTCCCGAACGTCTAAGTGCGTTAGAAACATTATTGGCTCGCGTACAACTGCGCAGCGGATAGAGCTGTGCGCAACATTGCGACGATAACTATCCTGGTCGGTTCTGACAAAGTTGGCTCGCTAGCTTTCTGTAGTTCAGATTCCACCAGCACAACAATGTCCTGCACTAATAGCCTGTCTTGGTGGGTCAATTGCTCCCATTCAATCGAGCTGTTAATGACCTGCATTAGATCATCAACCGTCGCGCTGGCGTTTTCATCAACAAACAGCAAGACTTTAGTTATGCGCTTTTGCACCTGCTCGGCCCGGCTTATTTCGTCCTCGATGCTATGGCCCGAGGCAATGTACTGCGCAACCGCTTGGCGGGTTGCGATGGACGCGATTAGCGGGTTATCTGAAACGTAATCCCGGGCCAGCTCAAACGTGCTGCAAGCGGTAATTGCCACCGCCGCAAATACAAAACCAAGGCATAAAAAAACCGCGACGAGCGCGGCTTTTACTTTTGATATTAGCGTGTCACTTTTCATTGTTATCCTTGCCGTAAGTCATTTTGAACCAAACATTAAAAGCAAAGGTTGCTACCCCGAGCACCATGCCAACAACTACGCCCCACTCGTTAACGGTTAACCCGCTTACAATCGTCATCCCCGACGCAGCGTATGAAGTTTTCGTTGCGGCTTTCTCTATGGTCTCAATCGCCGCCTCGTTCTGGATGAGCGCATGTGCTTTGTTCATCAGCCAATCAAACACTTAATAAAACTTCCTATTGAGTTGAATGTGTGGCGCGTCGGTAAAATCTTTCCAAAGCAAACCAAATTCTGTCTGTATTCCCAAAATGGCCGCCTCGGTAATAAAGGTTTGAATAATTGGCCCGTAGTATTTGGGCGACCAAGTCGCTTTCCCGCCTACATACGCAAAAATATCAATCGCGTGTCCGTACCCGGTGTGCTCTTGAACCAAGTGCAGCGAGTGCAGGGTGGTTGATTTTTTGGCTTGGACTAACTGTACCTGCCGCTCGTAAGATCGAACGCCCTCCGTGATACCAAAGTCGACTGGACTGCGTTCGATAGCTCTTTTGGTTAGCCGCACTAAATCCGGGTGAACTCCGCCCAAACGCTGCAAGGATTTTCCAGACAGTTTGAACATTTCGCCTCCGGGCCGTTGCGCGGGCATAAAAAAACCCCGGGCTTATAAAAGGCCGGGGCTAATTGCATAACTTGGACAGCTTGCATGAAAATTACATTATCTTGGGGCCAATTTAGGGTCAAGCAACTTTTTCCAAACTACGAAAATAGTCGTAAACCTTGGCATCAACCCATGCCTCGCCGCTGTGTAGCAGGTCGTTTATTTTCTTTCGATCAATGCCGCAAGTGTTTGCAATCTTGTTCACCGAGTAGCGCCTTACATGGTACGCAACAACCACATCCTTTAATTCTGGCCGATGCTCGCCTAGCTGGTTTAGCACCTCACTTATAAACCCTGCTAGCTCGTCACTGATACGAGGCAGCGGCACGGAGCGGCCTTGCAGTTGTGCAAAAGGCGCTTTCTTGGGATAGCTTAGGTTTATCGCTGCAGGTTGGTTGGCCCACTTCCCATATTCTTCCAAAAGCCAAAACGTACCGTACTTTTTCCATAACTCTTTAATCATGCCCCCAGCCCTCCATGTAACGCTCGACAATCGCCTGCGCCTGTTCAAAGCCGTGCGCTACTGCGGTGGCATACCCGGCTCGCTTTAATCGATCTAGCCAATCTTTTTGCTTGTCTGTTACCGTGCCGCCCTTGGGTCGTTTCATTTCAATAAACAGCCCCGGACGACCGTGCAATGGTAGGGCGATCATTACATCAGGTACGCCAGATCGTAGCCCTTGCGCCTTTAGCCTTGCCCCGGTGCGCTTTGACCGTTGCCCCTCGTTGGGGATGGCAAACATAAGCTTACTGAGCGGGCCAAGCTCTGTGCGTACAAGCCGCGCCCATTTGAACAGCTTCACCTGTTCGGCGTGTTCGGTTGGTACTGCTGTCGGCATTGTTAGCCCCCTCCGTTATTTGTAGTCAATTCTTAGTATTTGTTAGTCCGAAAAATGACTAACAATTATTCATACTTAACTGTCTGATAAATAAAGAAAAAAAATAAAAAAATATAATTGTTAGTCAGATAGTCACACCACCCCCTGAATATTTGTGTGTGGGTGGGGGTGACTATTTGACTAACAATTGCGTTTTTAAGGCTTAAGCCGTTGATTTTGCTAGGTTTAATTCTTAGTCTCATAGTGACTAACAATTGACTAACAATGACTAACAATTACTAAGATCCGCAGCTATATAGCGGATCGAGGGCCGTCCAGCCCCGTTATTGTTAGTCTGGCTTATGTTGATCTCGCCGTTTTCAGCGAGTGCCGCAATAATCTGCTGGCGTATTTGTGGCTGCACTTCGCGCAGCTTCTTGTGGTTGAATGTTCGGCCATGAGTTAGGCCGTCTGGCCCTGCTTTGGTAATCTGCTGTAAAACCAGATTCATTAAGCCGCCAAACTCACTGTCGGCGATTCTCATAGCGGCCTCGGCAACCATTCGCTCCGTCCAGTATTCAACGTAAGCGATGGCCCATTCTGCGTCCTGCTCGTCTATAACTGGTGTTGCTTTAGAGCAACCGCAAACGAGGGCGACTTTGGCCGCATGTTCCCAAGTGCGAACATGCAAAGAGTCTAACCCGCTTCCGCGACTTTCTTCTAGCCTTTGGTCGACCCTTTTTTCTAACTCGTCAAAAAGTTCCCAAGCGCCGGGTGTCATCTTTATCGTTACAGGGCTTGATGGGTTAAGCCCCGTCATGTTGCCGCCTTGGGCTTTCTTCCAGTTCTCGAGATTGTCATACCAATCCGAGAGGGGTTTGCAGGGGACAACCGCTGCCTGCACTCGTTGACGTTTTGGTCGTGGCGTGTCGGTTTGCGTGACAAGGAGGCGGTTTAGATAGCCGTCTAAAATATGCCGACCTTTGAGCGAGTCAAAGAAAACGCCGTCCGTTCCCGTGCCGTGCAGATTGATGCAAGGGTATTCGATGATTTGGCGCTCGTTCATTTTTTGGTTTGCGTACTCAGCCCCGGTAATGACCGACCCGGCGCTTGAAAACAATTTCATAAAGTTGGTTAGGATTAACACTTTATGGCTCGCGCTGTTCTTATCGGTTGCCGCCGCAAGAAAGTCGCCGAATTCATCAATCTGAAAAAGGGCGTTTGGCGATAACCCGGCCCGGGCCATTAAACCCTGTCCGCTGGCAATGTCCTCTCCCGCCAATTGGTCAGCCCGGCCAAAATGATTAAGCATGTTTTTGATGTAGTTCCGGGCGTGTTCTTTGCCGCAACCTGTCGGGCCTAAACTTATCAGGTAAAGGTTAGAGCGCAGCCCGGTTTCGGTTTGTGCGCTGCGGGCCAAAATTGTCCCGATTAAAGAAAGCGCCGCATTAACTGCGAACACTGGCTGCGGGCGTTGTGCGCTGGTGTTGATCTGCTCGGCAATGTCTGACAGTACGCCCGGCGGCTTTAATAAATAATCTGGGATAGATTGTGGCGGCTTTGGCGCGACAACCACTGCGCTCGCTTTCTTTTTGGTGTTCTCAATAAATAGGCTTAAATCTATGATCGGCTGCACTTGGTGCTGCTGGATGCCGAGTATGTTTGCTGCCTTTGCTACGGCGGTCGAGAAATTATTGCCGCACTCGTAGACGCAAAATATATCAAAGGCATCGTGCCGCTTTCCGTCGCCAAATATGTCACTAGCATGGTGACTATAAAAGTGCTCGCCATCTTCAAAGATAATAACACCAGCTAATTTTGTGCTTGAGTTTGGCGCGAGATACCTTTTCCCCCGGCGCTTATAGCCATACTGCTCAAGCATGTTGGCTGCATCATGGGCCTTGTTAAATTCATCAATCACCGACAGGCTATTGCTGTCTGCGTGGCGGGTAATGGGAGCTGGGGTTGGCGAGTGCGCTTTCTTATCCCAAGGGCAGGCATGTTGGAGCTGCGGTTTAATTGCGTCCCAATTCAGCCACATTTGCGCGATAACGTCTGGCAGTTCAGGTAAAGCGTTATCGTTTTCCCAAGGTGCGTCGACCCATTCATAAGGCTGGCCCGTGTCCTTGTGAATGGATGGCGGCAGTACGTCTTGCACCGCGCCCGCTCTAAATTCTACAACTGTGACCAGCTCCCCGGTGTCAGGGTCGGGCCAGTTGATTTTATGCAGGCTTGGGTTGCGCAGCGATGGAGGCAGCCTGAAAAGCGCCTTTGCTCTGTTCTTGCGCCCGCTGGTGATTCTTAGACCTTGCTTTAACAATTCATCGAGATCGATGCCAAATTCGGCAAACATAATACGGGCATAGTCTTCATTATCGATATCAAGGGCGCACGTTCCGCTGGCTGCGTGAATGATGCCCGCACCAAACCCGGGCTTAATTTGTGCCGATGCCTTTTCTGAGGAGTCGATATAAAGAGCTGGGGTGTTCCAGTTTGAAGTGCGCGGGCCTTTTGTGCCGGGTGGAATGGCGCAAAGGCCAAAACCAAGCTGCTCGATGTAGTAGCGGGCGGCATCAACCACTGGCTGCTGCATAACCGCGCTCATTTTTCTGGCCCTTTTTTGGAACGAATAGGGAGGACGTTCGGGTGCGAACGCCGCTCCACATTGTTTGTTTGGGTTAGAAACTTATCGACGATACTACTCAAAATTTCGTCCGCTGAAACGCCCTGCGCTTTAGCTAGCTTCTGGACTTGCTTATCTGCATTCTCGTCTAGCGCGAGATCGTAAGCGTGGTACATAGATTCCCCTAGTGTTGTTTTTGGCTCTGTTTTGGTCACGCACAGCGAGTTATCGTGGGGTTTCTAACGATCTCCTCTTCTTCTGACATTTCAAAGGAGGCCAGATGAGCGAGCACAATTTCATGCAAGTAACTGGCGGTTTGTTTTCTGTGAAGCCGGGCAAGTGCCTCGACGGCGTCGGCTTGGTAATGGTTAAGGTTGATTCGATAGCGTACTTCTTTTTTCGCTTTTGGGTCGTTGTAAGCCATAGTGCTGTCCTCGTGGTGGTGTTATGCGGCTTTGTTTTTATAGGCCCGCGATTTTTCTATGTAGAAATAGTCGGCAAGCTCTTTGTAGTTAAGTTCTCCCGCGCTGGCATCAACCATTTTGGCCATCAGCTCCGGGCGCGGGACTTTCCGCTTCAACGGGTCTGGCGACAAAAAATGCTTTTCAATATAACCAAGCGTCGTCCCAGAATTGGCTGCAAACTTCTTCCGGGTCTCCGGGGTTAGCTTGTTAAAAAACGTTTTAAACATCAGATTGACCTAATTAACTTTTTATAAACGTTAGCATCACCTATGTGGTGATTCAAGTCGAGTTTGTAAAAGAAATAGAATGTGCGACAGCTAGTTAATAGGCTAAATACCGAGAGCACCAAAATGGATATAAAAAAGCTGCGTTATATGAACGCGAGGCATTTATTAAGGCACAAAACTCAAGGCGTGAACGATTTTGCCGAACGTATTGGTCGAGCGCAAAGCCAGACATCCGCCTATATTGGCGAGAGACCAACGAAAAATATTGGCGACAAAATGGCTCGCATTATAGAGGCTGCCTTTGATAAGGAGTCGGGGTGGTTAGATACCCGGCATGAGGATATTGATCCGCAGCAGCGCGCTATTATCGATAGCATCCCCCGCTTTAGCCTTGCGGAGAAAGATGACACGCCTGCGTATGTTGGCGAGCAGTATTACAGAATTATGAAAGAGATCGCGACCAACTCGCTAAGGTATAACGAGCTTCGCGATGATATATATGAGTTAAAGCGAGAGCAAAATATGGCTCATCATGCAATGGAATCGTATGGGGCTAGCCTAGTTTGTCTGGGGTTAGAGGCTTACGGTTATATTTTGGAAGAAGATCAATACTTTAATCAGGCCGAGCGTAATGAGTTTATGTTTAGTCAAGGTCAGCGGTGGAATTCTCGTTTTGACCCTTTTGACTTTATTTTGTCAGACATAGAGGGGGAGAAGCTCGGGCTTTATATTTGTTTGGCAACCCCCGCCGGTGGGCTTTATCCAATACGTGCATTCGTTCCTCCTAATGAGGATATTGGTATAGAGCCTCGCATCGCTCTTATTGTAGTGAAGGGTGAAGACATACACTTTTTTCTAGTTCCTCTAGAGGATATTGGGACTAGAAAGCCTCTTCTTAGGGTGCGAGGGCGCGATACGGAAAACCCGGTTTACTTTCTGGGTCGCAGTAACATTACCCATCTAAAGGACAGCTTTGACATTAAAATTAAAAAGCTATCCCACCAAGAAAGACTCGCGAGACAGAGCCGCATCATGCAAGGCGTGTTAGAGCACATGCAGAATCCCGAAGAATAAAATTACCACGTTATAGTTAAATAACTAAAAACCCGCCTTGTGCGGGTTTTTTTGTGCCTGAAATTTACGGCTTTCAAAAATAATTCAAAAAAACAGTTGATATACACCTTATAGGTGGGCTAGTCTCGCTATATACATTTATATAACGTTATAAAAAGTTATTCGGGGTTAAATTAATGCAGCAGGTAATTGAAAGCCAACCAACTCAAATCGACCGCCTAGCTTACGACCTAACCGTCGCCAAGCTCTGTGAAGAGGACGCCCGTAAAAAGCGCATCGCCATCGAGGAAGCGATTCTCGCTTTGGCCGACCAGAAAGAAGAGGGAACGGCCACCACTAAAGGCGACTTTTACAAAGTCAGCGTCGTAACCGGGTTTACCCGCAAGATCGTCGACCCGCAGGGTTTGGCAAAAGCTATCGGCCCCGAAAAGTTTGAGGCGTGTGTCCGCACCAAGTACGAACTCAACATGCGCGAGGTTAAGGCGTTGGATGATGCAGCCAGCCGCGAGGCCACCCGGTTTATTGAAGCGAGGCCAAAAAAGCCCTCGCTAAAAGTAGAAGAGATTTAGGCCCGATCAGGCTCTTGTCCCTTGCGCGATCTGAGTAGTACGCGCCTTTTTAACTAACCAAGGAACGAACAATGCAATTGAAATCAACACGCGAGGCAGTTGTAAACGGGATCAAGGTTCTTGTTTACGGCCCTGCTGGTGCAGGCAAAACAAGCCTATGCGCAACGACCGGGGGCAACCCTTTAATCATTTCAGCGGAGGCGGGCCTGCTGTCTTTGCGCCAGCACGACATCCCCTACATTGAAGTAAGCGACATAGCGTCACTGGAGGAGGCTTATCAATTTGTAAGCGAGAGCCAAGAGGCCGCGCAATTCGACTGGATCTGCCTCGACTCAATTTCAGAAGTGGCCGAGGTAGTTCTCTCAAATGAGAAGAAACTAACCAAAGACCCCCGCCAAGCCTATGGCGCTTTGCAGGAACACATGGGCGATGTTATTCGCAAGTTCCGGGATTTGAATGGCAAGAATGTTTATTTCTCATGCAAGCAAGAGCGCATCAAAGACGAGCTAACCGGGGCGATGCTTTATGGCCCATCTTTGCCCGGCAACAAACTCGCGCAGGGCGTCCCATATTTTTTCGATGAAGTGTTTTCCCTACGGGTGCAGCCCGATCAAGAGGGTGTCCCGCACCGATGGCTGCAAACTTCATCCGATGCAGCATATAGCTGCAAAGACCGATCCGGCGCTTTGGATATGTTTGAAGCGCCAACACTGGCGAACATCGCCGCAAAAATCTACCCAACCAGCAACCACTAGGAGGCCAAAAATGGCTCTAATTAATTTTAACGCGCACGAAGTGCAACCAAACACCCCAATGGACGCAATCCCGGCGGGCGAATACAAAGTCGAAATTACCGACACCGAAATGAAGCCAACCAAAACGGGCGGCGAATACCTGCAGTTAACCTTGCGCGTGACCGAGGGCAATTTTGCAAATCGCTTAATCTGGGACAGGCTTAATTTGGTTAATGCAAACGCCACCGCGCAGTCGATTGCGATGGCAACTCTTAGCCAGATTTGCCACGCCACCGGGCAAATGAATATCAACGACTCTAGCCAGCTTCACAACATCCCGCTCGTTGCGAAAGTGGTTGTTAAAGACAATGAACAGTACGGCCCTAAAAATGAGGTAAAGGGCTATAAGTCGGCGGGCGTTGCAGCGATGCCGGGGGCCGGGGCGATGCCGGGAAAGCAAGCGGGCCAGCCACACCCGAACAATCCCCCTGCTGCACAAGCTTCCCCCAGTGCGAGTGCATCCCATTCTAGCCCTCCATACGCACCCCCAGCCGGGCAACCCGCGCCTGCTTGGAGCCGCGCATAATGGCGGCCCTGCCTGAAACTCTCGACCCGACCTTAGTGGCGCTTTGCGCCGCTATGGAATCGGAGGCAGCTCAAGAAAGCCCTCGGGCTTACTTGGGTATGTCTGCCATCGGTGAGGAGTGCGACCGAAAACTGTGGTACGGCTGGCGCTGGATGGCCGAGGTAAATCATGACGCGCTAACGCTAGCGCGGTTTGCCGACGGTCATTACAGCGAGGACGCTGTGGCTGCACGGCTGCGAAAGGTGGAGGGCCTAGAGCTAACCACCCATTTAGCGAGTGGCAGCCAAATAGGTTTTTCAGATATGCAGGGCCACTTTCGAGGCCACATGGACGGATTAATAACCGGGTTATTGCAGGCCCCAAAAACGACCCACGTTTGGGAGCATAAGTGCGTTAACGAAACCAAGTTTAAACAGTTGGGAGCGTTAAAAGCAGAGGTTGGCGAAAAGAACGCCCTCGCCAAGTGGGACGAGATTTATTACGCGCAGGCGGTTTTGTATATGCACTATGCAGAGTTAGACCGCCATTACCTGACCTGTGCGACCGCAGGCAGCCGCGAAGTAACAAGTGTAAGAACCGAGAGCAATAGCGAATACGCCAAGCAGTTGATCGCTAAAGCCGAGAATATCTTAAACGCCAGTCAGGCCCCGGCTCGGGCTTACAAAGACGCCAGCTTTTATAAGTGCAAATGGTGTCCATTCTCCGAGCAGTGCCATTTTAACGCGCCAGTTGCAAAGAGTTGTCGAAGCTGCGCACACGGCGAACCCGTTGAGGATGGAAAGTGGCGTTGCAACTTTGTCGGGCAAAACATTCCAACAGTTCAAGACGAGGCGAGCGGATGCGGGTCTTGGCGCAGTTTGATTTAAAGCTGAACGCTTTGGGGCTTGGGATGCTCATTGGCGACAAGTGGTTTTTGTTTGAAAACCTTAAGAGCTGCAACCCTGTAATCCTTGCCGCCGCGCTTGAGGATTATAAAAAAATTTGGCTTCAGGCTGAGGAGGCCGAGCCAGTGGAACACAAGAAACAGAACGCAGGCCGCCGGGCCGCTAATACATTTATTCGGGAGGTTGTATGTCCATCGCTTTGCGAGACTACCAAACACGCTGCATAGAAGAATTGTTCGCTTGGTTTGCTAACGGCGGCGCAGGCAATCCGCTGCTTGTACTGCCAACGGGTGCAGGCAAGTCGGTTCTATTGGCCGCAATTATTCAATACATCTTAGATCGATGGCCCGACCAACGGATTTGCATGATAACCCACGTTCGCGAGCTGATTGAGCAAAACCACGACAAGCTTGTAACGCTCTGGCCCGAAGCGCCAGCAGGAATTTATAGCGCCGGGCTTAAGCGCAAAGATGCCGACGCGCAGATCGTCTACGCAGGTATTCAGAGCATCGCCAAAAAGGCGCTGCATGTTGGTTGGTTTGATTTGGTATTTGTCGACGAGTGTCACTTGATACCAAAGCGAGGCGATGGGCGGTATAGAAAGTTTTTAGAAGATGTTCGCGCAATCAATCCAAACGTTAGAGTTATTGGGCTAACCGCTACACCGTTCCGTTTGGACAGCGGATACCTGCACAAAGGCGAGGGCGCACTTTTTAGCGACATAGCTGCGGAGGTAACAATCACCGAGCTGCTGGAAAAAGGATATTTATCCCCGGTCATTTCACGGCCTACACATATCGATTTAGACACCAGCGGCATTAAGAAACGTGGCGGGGATTTTGTGACCTCTTCCATCGGGGCCGCGCTAAAAGAGCAAGGCCATATAGATGCAGCGTTGACCAACGCAATCGAAAAGGCTGCAGATCGAGAGGGCTGGCTAGTGTTCTGCCCAACGGTTAGCACCGCCGAAGATGCTGCAAGCTTTCTAAACGCACGAGGCATAAAAAGCGCCGTCATAAGTAGCGACACCGAACCAACAGAGCGCGACCGTTTAATTGCTGAATATAAGCGCGGAGACATTAAGGCGCTTGCCAATTGTGAGGTTCTAACAACTGGCTTCGATGCGCCCCGGACGGATTGCGTAATTCTATTACGACCAACCGAGTCGACCGTGCTTTACATTCAAATGATCGGGCGCGGAATGCGAATCGCGCCGGGCAAAGAAAACTGCTTGATTCTCGATTATGCGGGCAACATCGAGCGGCACGGCTGCATCGATGATCCAAACATACGCATACCCAAAGACAAAAAAGAGCCGGGCGAGGCCCCGGTCAAAGTCTGCCCCGATTGTGATGCTTTCTGCCATGCAAGCGCAGCCGTTTGCATCGAGTGCGGCTTTGAATTCCCGCCGCCGAAGTCAAAGGTGGAACAAGAACACTCGACCGCTGCATTGCTCAAAGCACAACGAGCGGCAGATGTTCACGAGGTGCATTTATGGGAGCTGAAAGCACACAACAAACCGGGCAAACCGATCTCGCTGCGTGTTGATTACAAAGGCGCACCGATGCTCGGCATTGAACGCCTGCGGGCGAGCATTGTTAGCGAGTGGGTTTGTTTTGAGCATCAAGGCTTTGCACAAACCAAGGCGGCGCAGTGGTGGTATCAACACGGGGGCGAACTACCCGCGCCAAAGACCACAGAAGAAGCAATCGAGCGGGCTGGAGAGCTAACCACCCCAGAAAAAATTGGACTTACCAAAGATGGAAAATACTCGCGCATAACGCGTCGGGAATTCCCTCAAGGCAGCGAGGCGGCAGCATGATTATTTATTTCGACCACAAGTGCGGAAAGCTGATTTACAGAGTGAAGCTAAACGGCCAGCCGCATGAATTTTTAACCTTTGAAGATGCGTTAGAAGCCAAGCTTATGAGCTTGCCACGCATCGCGTAAAAGACAGTAATTTTTAGAGTAGTTTTAATCCACAGTAAGGAGGTCATTTGACCATGAAAGTACCAGATATAACGTTTATCAAATCAATCATCGCGCAAAAGAAAACAATCGAGGCGGCCATTGATGCAAGCAAGTCGCGACTACACGCCCTTGAACAGCAAATCGGTCGCACCAAGCACAGTAATGGAATGACGGCTTACTTAAAGGCTGAAATTGAAATCGAGAAACGCTGCTTGGCGAAGCTAAAAGAGACCCAAGCAAAAGCCTTGCAGCAGGAGGCTAGCGCGTGAATGTCACGGGTGAGGGCGGCAAAGGTTCGGCTAGACGCAAAGAGGATAAATCGGCGTTTGATCGAAACTTTGACCGTATTTTTGGAAAGAAGAAATCCCCAGTCGCGGTCGGTCACGGCCAGCGATTTGGGTTTGGTAACTGGTATACGTTTCACTGTCCAAGCTGCGAGGCGCAGATTAATAAGGTCGACAATCCGACCGAGTGCCGTTGCGGTCAGGGCTTAAAGTGGGGGGAGGAATGATGCAGGTTTTAGATAATGCAAAAGCTAAAATCAGCCAGTTAAGCGGCTGCCATGCGGCTTACTTGCTCGCACATGCTGCTTGGTCTGCTTGTGACCATCGAGAGCTACCCGGGCCAAGCTGCTTGGAGACAAGCAGCACCCTAGACGCAAGCAACAAGGAACTATTATTTAGCCTGCAGCAAATCTCGTGCTTGCCCGATTACTCAAACTCTGACCAAGCAGCAATGTTGCGCTGGCTCCACGAGCAGGGGTATAGCTCTTACATTGCCAAGAAAGTCAAAACAACTAAAGCCAAGCTAGTAGACTGGCTTTAATGAGAGAGATAACGGCATGGGCGCACAATTAAATCAGGCATTAGTAAGCGAGGACGATCTTCGCATTTGGCTAGGCTATGAGCAGCGAGCTAAGATCGAGCAATGGTTAAGCGACCGGGGCATACCGTTTGAGATTTCACGCGACCGGGTCGTGACAACTATACAAGCGATAAATAGCGGGCTAATCAACGCCAACCAGCAAAACGCGGGGTTTGAATTTGAATAATGGGCAGAAAGCGAAGCACTAAGAACGATGATAAATTGCCGCCTTACGTCTATCGTAAGGCCCGGCTGAATGCAATCGAATATCGCCCTTATCTTGGGCGCGGGAAGTTTGGCCCGTCCGTATACTTAAAAGACGCCAACGGAAAGCAGCTCCGCGCAAACGCTACGCTAAACGAGATAACCAAAGCCTACCACCGGGCGCTGCAAAACGAGCAGGCCGATGGTCGCTCTTTGTCTTGGTTGCTCAAGAAATATTTTAAGTCGCCCCGGTTTCATAAACTCGCTGTCCGCACCAAAAAAGATTATGAATGGTATAGCGATAAAATCTGCGAGATGCCGGGCAAGGATGGCCGTACTTTTGGTGATTTTCCTTTCAAACAGATAAGCCGGAAAACTATAGCTGCCCTGCGAGATAAACTATCGGACACACCAACTCAAGCAAACCGTCGCCTGCAGTTCTTATCGGCTGTATTTACATGGGCTATTGAGGAAGAGCACATTGATAGCAATCCCTGCAAAGGGGTCTCCAAATTTAGCCTTAAAGCGCGGGAGAGGTATGCGGAGGATACTGAATATAATTTAGTTCTTGATTGCGCTAAAACGTACCCGTTTTTGGTGGTAATGATGGAGCTGGCGTATTTGTGTCGAATGCGTATGAGCGAGATTCGCACCATGCCTGTCGAGGCGCCAAATGATATCGGCGTAAGCGTTAAGCGTTCCAAGAAAAGCGAGAGCGAATTAACAACATGGACGCCCCGCTTACGCCGGGCAATTGATACCGCGCAAGCCCTTTATCCAAACGCGCGCAGTCGCTACCTGCTGCACAATGAGGATGGCAGCATGATAACCGAGAACCAATTTAGAAACGCTTGGCGGCGCACAATTGAGAAAGCCGAAAAGCGCGGGCTTAAGGAGCGGTTTACGTTTCACGATATTAAAGCGCGTGGCGTAACAAATCACCCAACCCAGCACTCGGGGCATAAGTCTGAAAGAATGAAAGCCGTTTATGTTAGAAAAGCGCCGCAAGTGACTGCGACGGAGTAGCTCCTTTTGGTTTTGCTGAATTGTAGAAGTGTTTAGTTTTATCGCGACATGGATTTGGCGAATAGTATTAACAAATTAATGTGCGCTATGAATCCTCGCATTATTCAAAAACAGTATTAATCAAGAAATAATAGTGCTTGTCAGTGCTTAGATAGAGATCGCTAATAGTAAATTTGCTTTCTCAGTTTTTTTCGCTAACTTTTGCGCCTCTTCGCCAAAGGGGACGTTTTCACCTTCAAAACGGTCAACCACAAAATCATAATTCCCAGAGAATTGAAGTATCGTTCGATTTCCATCTGGATATAGAGCTATATCTGTATGCCTTAGTATCGTCTGGCCATTGAAGTTTTGTCTATCTTTTACGGTAAATTTACTTATATTCGGGTTATATTCAGAAGCCCCAAAAAATCTTTGCATACGAGACTTAGCTTTCTCAAAGTCGACCTGTAAAATAAAGTCAGGATCTTGGTAGTGTGTGTTGCTGACCACGTATCTATTTTTAATGTTCTGGTAAAGCCTTCCGGTTATTATATCGACCCTATCAATTGCCTTGCCGGATGTGTACTTGTCAAATGAATGGAGCTTTGCGATAAGCTTTTCATGTTTGGGTTCGATATATGTGATACCTTCGATATCACCAGTATTCCTTACGGCAAACATTCTGTATTTGACGTCGGTAATGCTGGACTTGGTGGAGCTATTATCGTGAGTGATCGTTAGCTTGGGGGCAAAATACGCAGTGTGAGTGGGGCATGTGTAGTTTGTGCATTCCTGATACTTAATCGAGAAGTCGCCATCTAACCGATAGATTTCATCTGAAACTATAACTTTTTCGAATGTTCCGAATATATACTCATAGCGTAAGTTGTCCCAATCGTAAAAATACATGAAATCACGAAAGTCGTTTGAGGTAATCCAGTTGTTTGCCGACAAGATTAGAGATCGATCATCAGTGGATTTAGACATTAACTCAAAATCAAATCTAGCTCGCTCATCGACAGCGCGCTCGACATACTGATCAGTAATAAGCCCTTGTTTTTCTAACCTGCTCTTTACATCGTGAACTGCTTGATCGACCGTGAGAGAAGGCCTGACGAATTTTTGAACGCTAAATGTAATAGGCTCATCTAATTTTTGTTCAAACTTGATTGGGTACGAAGAGCATGCAGATAAAATATAGCCCAGAGCAATGATAACAAGCAGTCGTTCCATAACTGATCTCGAAATTTGTAAGTTTAAACTTAATGCTAAGGGCTTTTGAATCTTAGATCAATTCTGCAGCAAACGATTGTAAGAGGAAGCCACGAGGTGCGGTTCGAGATGTCGCAATCCTCAGAAAAGCTGCATTAAACTTTTACCCCCGTGCTCGGGGTCGTAGCCAATTAGAATATATGCAGCGTCGATATTCTCTTGGGCTTGCCAGTCGTGGCCCGAGATATATTCCATAAGATTTTTAGACACCAAGCGAGGCTCGCTGGTAAATATTAGAAGTACCAGACATTCGTAATTCTCTTTTGCTTGATTGCACTTTTTGTTCTTGCTGGAAATGATTTCGTCCAGCGCAGCAAGGGTCGTTTCCTTATTCCATGATACAAGCTTTTCGCTGTAGCGAGGGTCGCCTTTTATGGAGTATTCGATAGCCTGTTGGTCTACAAGCTCCGTGATTTCTACGCCAATAACTCTGTCTTTAGACGTTGTTATTTTTACGTCTGGCGGGTCTTCTGCTGGCTCTATATTTATCAAGCGTTCGCCTAAACTTTCTTCAAGTTGCGCAAAGAAATCTAGTCCGATAATAAGCTCTTTGATTGTCTTGTCGTGCCACTGGTAATGATTAGCATGTGACCGCTTTAATTCCTTAAGCTTTGCGATTTGTTTTTTATAAGCTTCTTCATCCATCCGGGCGTCCTTGCTTGCTCTGTCACGCGATCTTGAGGCAGATAAACACTATCTAAAAAGTCGCTATGGATAGCAAGTATATCCCTGTTTTTCTTACCAAAAAAGCAAGCTAAGTGCTTGATAAAGCGAGCCGAAAACGCCCCTTTATTTTGGTAAAAAAAACGCTAAGTGATTGACGTACTTGGGTAAACTGGCTGGCTCATAACCCGAAGGTCGTCGGTTCAAATCCGGCCCCCGCTACCAAATAAAGAAAGGCAAATCAGTAATTTACTGGTTTGCCTTTTTTCATTTCTGAGTCCCAAGAAGTCGTGTGACGGTACTGTGCTAAGGACCGTCTTACTCATACCTGCATCATTAATACCTCAAACTACCGACTTGGATTCTGCTTGTTGATGCTGAAGATGGTGACGCGAGGCTGACTATTTTTGCCATCGTTATTTAATCAGAATGCGTCTAGAAACATAGCTTGAATCAAAACGCCATTCAGCACGTTTCATTAAGAAGGCGCGTTATCTTTGATCACAAAGAGGTTGGCAGATGCAATCAGTGAGTTTGCTTCGTCCAGTAGTTCTAGAACTTGAGATTGAGTCAGTGCTGCTTGCTCTGATGTGTCGCTGCTCATGACCCGTATTCTTTGAATATTGCTACTGATATCGGCTGCAACAGAGGATTGTTGTTCAGTGGCCACAGCAATCTGACTGTTCATCTGCTTCATGCGAGTAATTTCTGAAACCGTCTCGTTGAGCTGTGCGCCTGCACTTTCGGTTTCAGTTGCGGCGTTGTCGGCAACTTCACTATGTCCTTGCATGATTTCTACGGCCTGACGTGTCATCGTTTGCAAGCGCTCGATACTTGTTTTGATTTCTTTCGTCGACTCGGAAGTACGAAGGGATAGACTCCTAACCTCGTCAGCAACAACCGCAAAACCTCGCCCTTGCTCACCGGCTCTTGCTGCCTCAATCGTGGCATTTAAGGCTAGTAAGTTGGTTTGCTCCGCGATCCCATCAATGACATTAATGATCGAATCTATATTTTCCGATTCAGCTTGAAGTGCGCTCACCGATTCGGCTGTTTTTTTAACGTCTTGGACAAGAGCACGCACCTTGGAAACAGAGCCTTGAACGCGCTGATTACCTTCGCCGATTGCACTCTCTGCAAGCGAGGCGGCCTCTGCTGCGCTTGCCGCACTTTGGGCGACTTCGTTGAAAGACGCATTCATTTGTTCAATAGAGACCGAAATCGTTCCGGTCTCGTTTTGTTGCTCTGAACAACGGCTATCGACTTCTCGAGCGAGAAGTTCTAACGAGTGGCTTATGTCGTTGACCGCTGCGATACGGGTTTGAACGTCTCCAACTAAACTGGATAGACTTTCTCTTAACTTGTTGGATGAGTCGCTGAGTGATTGTACTTCCAGTGTCATCGCATTTACGTTGATTGGGCGTCTAAAATCGCCAGCTGCATATTCTTCGAGATACGGCACTAATTCACGAATGCGCTTGATAATGCTGCGTTGAACAACATCAATCAGTAAGGCAAACACAACAATGGCGATGACAGTACCGAATAGCACTGTGCGCACGGTCGCATAAGACGTGCTGGCTAGCGTGCTGATCGAGTCAGCTTGTTGTTCAAAAATGAGTTTGATTTCTGAAAGCTGTGTTCTGAGTGAAGCTCTGCTGTCGCTCACTTTTGAAATGATGTCGCGGGTCTGATCGATTTCTGCAATATAGCGATCAAGCAAATAACCGATGTTATCTCTTAGCGAGACGCCCTTATCTTCGGCTTCTTCCTCGCTGTCTCCCAAGCTCAAACCAAAGTCATCCTCTGCCTCTTCAAAGACGCCAAGCAATGGAAGAGCGCGCATTGATTCGGCATCGTTCTTTGCTGAGGTAATCGAAGAGCGAATTTCTTCAAACTTTGCTTGAGAGAAGGTTTCAAAATAGGCTTGGCGATTTAACGCTTGTGCATGAACATATTCAAGCAGACTGGTGGCGAGTTTGATGTAGCGCGTTGCTGCAATGGGGTCGCTGTTATAGCCATCTAAGGCATAGCGTGTCAGTAATGAGAGTTCATCGCGTGTTTCGCGTTCATTTTGAAGCAGCAGCGCCTGTGGATCGCCAGATAACTTGCCTGCAGCTCTGAAGTCGCCATCTAAAAATAGGCTCAGCTCCGTTAGTTTTTCTTGTAGCGTTACTTTTGCCGCTTCAGATAGTATCTCAGAGGAGGTAAGGCTAACCTCTATGCCTTGGGTCGCTTCGGTTAGTTTGGTTGCATCTCCGGTATTCAGGTACTCTTCGATGGGCCTGACGACGTTGAGAACAAAGCGCTCGTTCAACGTACTCAGTTTGTCGAGCTCTAGATAGGGCGCGCGAAGTTCTTTTAGACCCCATATGGTCGAAAACGCTAGGATCATGGCGATCGTAAACAAAATAAGAGAATTAAGAAGAGATAGCCGTGACAACTGAACCTTCATTCATCAACTCCCCGAAACACAAAATAAGCTGTATATAGATAACGTAAAGTGATCGGTTTTGCTTGATGCTGAACCGACATTCATTGTGGCGAGAATCTAATCGACAACTCTCGATGCTTCGCACGTTTTTCTGCGTTCCTCGTATCCAAAAAGACGCATGGGTTAAAACGCATACTCAACAGCGTTTTGAATATAGACGTAAAATGCGGGAGAAATGTTAAAGATTTATTTCAATGAGCTGTCAAAAAGCGGCTTTCCCATCGCCTTTCCCATCGCCTAGCGGGAGGTTGTTCTCCCAGGCTTATGACGCTTTTTCATAATTGAACTACACTTCTTGAAACGTTCAGCTTAGCGATATACTGCGGGATGGCAGCAAGCCAAGCTCTTGATCAATGGTCACTGCGGCGGGGTCAATCAATGGCAGCAAATCGCGCCGTTATTTTAATAATCATCTGGTCGCTCATTTCCTTGTTAGCGACCGGTGTGATTCTCTATTACGATGCCAAATCCAACACGAGCGATAACCAGCTGAACGTAGGCCGGGAGTTGGCGCGAT